CCTTAACAGTAAACGGGCGTTGAGAGGATCCAAACACGAAAACTCTTCAGGGTGTTTTAATACTTCTTCAGCGGCCTTTTGAGCCGTGGATGATAGACCTTCCCAATAGGGAGAACCCGTTTGACTCCAACTTTTTATGGAGTCGATGGATTCTAAAGGTTCTGAATTCTTTTTCTCTTTCCGGATGTACAGTATCAATTCGTTTTTTACGAAGTTCCATACATACGTTGAAAGGGAAACTTTTTTAGATGGGTCATAAGATTTCAAGGCTCGTAAGTAATGATACGCAGCTTCTTGAAAAAGATCGTCCCAGTCAATCCCAGTAGAGTTATGAAAAGACCAAGCGATCTTCCGAATGAGATTAATATGTTCCATCTTTCTTTTGAGTATTACGCCTGTCTCTTATCTGACGTCGGTCAATATACTCATCTATTACATGTGACACGTCATTTAATTCATGCCATATGTAATTTATTTCCTCCTGATTAAGAAGATTATGCTCTATCATTCCTTTAATCAGGTCTAGCTTGTCGAAACAAAGTAATTTTGTGTAGTCCATAACTTTTTTCTAATTAGCAAATCTGACAAATTCCTTCGCTTGAAACCGGGTTATCATATCAGCTTTCATCATTTTAGTAGCTATACTTGCCCGATCTTCAGGATGTACGTACCGTAACAGGATAACATTATCCATGTTCCGTATTGCTTGGATCCAATCCAATCTCAATTGAGTGGGAGTAATCTCACTCTTAAGCATAGTTCTGTCGCACGGGATTCCGGTATGGTATCCACGCACATTGCCTTCGGCTTCTCTTCTGATGTTAATCTGTTCTGTCGTCATAATATTTGTTTATTAATTCGGTTAATAAAGATTCTTGAGGGGTATCCCGTCCATCTAGAACGGCGTTGAGTACTTTCTTTTTCGCATCTAGTAATTCCGCCATTTCATATTCAATCGTATCCGTGGCTAGAAGATAATGCACAGTTACATTATCTTTCTGTCCGATACGATGACATCGGTCTTCGGCCTGAGCTAATTCACCTGGAGTCCAGGGTAATTCAAGGAAGCATACGTTTGAGGCCGCAGTCAGATCCAATCCAACGCCAGCAGCCTGAATGTTTCCTACAAATAATCGGACCTTTGGATCTGTTTGAAACTTCTGAACAGCATCATGTCGCTTTTCCATTGGAACTGAACCATCTATCTTAACAGCTACATTTTTGAAAGCTTCCATGATAGCATCTATGGCGAACTTATGAATAGCAAATAAGACTAACTTTTCGTTGTTTTCAAAATAATCTTCGATCCATCCTATTACCTGGGCTAACTTTCCCTTAACAGCAACCTGTCTCAGTGTCGCTATTCGAGTAATTATTTCAGCGTTGCGGGCACGATGGGCTGCGGATTGACCACGAGTGGATGAAATGAATTGAATAAAGTGGTTTTTAGCGAATCTGTATTCAGCTTCATTATCCAACGTTAAAGGAACATATGAATACATCTTCGGAGGTAGTTCAGTAAGAACTTCCGATTTCAACCTTCTTATCATTATGGTAGATGTCAATCTCTCGTGTAACTCCTTTGTATGAGTCGCTCCGGTGAAGTTCCATCCAAATCCATCATAATAGGCTCCGCAGTAACGCTGTGCAAACTTCCAGGCATCTGGAAACAATAAGGGAGAAATAATTTTGATAGCATTATACGCCTCAATAGGCCGGTTTACGATAGGAGTCCCACTCAATGCTATCACATGCGGGATTCCTTTACTTAACATCTTAATTGCCTTTGTTCTTTTAGCCTTATTACTCTTGTAATAATGACATTCATCAGTAATTAAGACCTGTGGATTTAATAGTTTTAATTGTTCCAACCAATAAAATACAATATCGTAGTTGATTATTACGATATTTCCTTTGATCCTATAAGGATGAGTACCTGATAGTACCTCCACCTTTGGATTTGGTAACCAGTTTAGTACTTCCTGTTTCCATTTAAGCTTGATAGAAGCAGGAACTGTAATGATTACCGGACGCTTATGAGGATGTAACTGAATCCATCCCAAAGCCTGAACAGTTTTCCCCAAACCCATTTCGTCGGCAACTAATGTTCTTCCTCCGCATTGTTCGATGAAGGATACCCCTTTCTTTTGAAAGGGAAACAATTCACGTTTTAGTCCCGGAATCTTTACATTCTTTACCTCTAATTGGATTTGTTTTTCCTGAACCTGATGAAGTATTTTCAAAAGAGCTTCATCTAATTCAAACTCCCAATCTTTTAGGTTTTGCAACGTACCTACATGAAGTGGAGCGGTCCAGTACTTTCCGTCAGGGAAATATTTCCGACCAGATATGGTTCTCACTTTCTCCAATGTAGGAATTTCGAAAGTGAAGAGTATCTTAATCAGATCATTTCCCTTCTTGTCTGTTACGAGTGTCGCTGTTTTCACGTTCACGGCATTTTTATAAGGTTTTTAAAGATAGATAAAATATTTTATAAATAAAAATATATTTATAATTAAGTCATTGTCAAGTTTTTAGAAGGCTTTTTATTTCAACGAAATTTTCACCCGAAAATTATATAATGCAATTTATACAGATGATAGTACCTCGTTTCTCTTTTTACTATGTAGTGTTGAATATTAAAGTGAGGATATAGTAAGCTCCCGGTTGAATTATTGAGATTCAACTTCAATGTGTAAAAAAGGCAATAGCAAACCCCTTCACAGAAGGGACTTGCTACCGTGTTAAATCAATGTATAGTTTGCCTATTGGAATGGAGAGTGAAATCTTTCCATTCGGCAAACTCAATGTAGATTTTTATCTAATCAATAATACCTATTATCCCAATCTTTTGAGTAATTGGTATGAGAGGGGACTGAATATGCACAATAATCACAATTCAGTTTTAAACAATCCTGACAAACATATGATTCCGAATTGAGAGGAACATTACCACCTTCAGAACGTGCGATATTAAGGTATTTTCTATTACCATACGCACTCGCTGAGGTGATCGCCGCACCTGAATACTTTTTATACACCGGTTTTTCATAGTTATGTTGATATGTCTTTGTAAGGGTAAGACATATTTCCATTACGGCATTAAAGGTTTTTTCCAAGTGAGGTAAGTAAGTGACTTCACGGTCTGAATGAGGGGTATAATATCCACAGGAAAGATTACAACATGAAACTCTTAATCCTTCCTCCTTCAACGCCATCACATCTGTAAGCATCCCAGTAGTTTCGTTGAATCCATACCCTTTGAGAATGGTTCCAGCGTCCTTCTTGAATTCTTTACTTGCTAGTTTTATTCCTGAAATGGAAGTTACGAAATCATCGCTTCCACGACGATCACATTGGATGACATATCGTACATTCTTCAACCATTTCTTTGTATTCACGTTGTAAGCTCCTACTGCTCCAATTTCCTCTTCTACAGTGAAGAGTAGTTTTACAGCTGGAAGTACATCCAACGCTTTCAAAGCTATGAAAATGCCGTTTTTGTCATCAGCTCCACTTCCTACAACTCCCATTCTTGACGGAGAGAAACAGAACATGAAATCTTTATATTCTATCACTTCCTTGTCTAAAATAGCAGGGTGTACCTCATCCATATGAGCACATATACAAGGATATGTATCCGCCTCACCAGAAGTAACAAGGATGTTACCTCTCTTATCCATATCCATAGTACATTTTGGAACGTTCGGCAAACCTTCCCTTTGTTCGATGTAAGACATTATGAAGTCTTGCATATCATCTTCGATACCTGATTTCGAATTGATCTTATACAGTTGTCTTAACAATGTTGTATCCATATTAAGCCTCCTCCATAACTAATTCACTAACCAAAGTTTCGATAGAATCAAAGGAAGGTTTGGGTAGAATCACTTCCACGTTGACCTTTCCTTTACCACGGATGTAAGCGGTAACAATATTGAGATGAGCTACTGCTTCTGCTCTTTTAACCCGACGGGTTCCATTGATATCATAGTATTCCACTACTCCATCCCTGTAAACCCAGGTTGAATTTCCTGTTTCTTCATCTGGTATTTCAATAGCACAAACATCACATCCCCAATTATCGCCGTTTTCAGTGTCAACAGTAAAGGTGCTTCTCACAAAAGATCCACAGTGAGGGCAGGTTTTAAAATCTTCAAAAGCATGACCTCCAGAATCAGTTAAATCAATAGAGTATGATTCACTGACTCCTGAACTCCCAAGCCGACGTATTTCACAAAACAGATATGTGAATGTATCCATATAAGGTGAATACTCATTGAGACATTCTATCTCTTTGTCCCATACAAAATGCTTTGAAACTACCTCTCCCATCGGAGAAATCAGTGTATAGCTACGACTGCTCTGCTCTGATTTGTAGAAGTAACCTTGTTCTCTTGCCCATTCTTTCATCAGAGCTATTGAAGCTTCATCTCCATAGATACGATCCAAAAGGGTGAACGGTGTACCAATTTTCATGATTCTCTTGTCGTCCACTCTTTTGACAAAATAGCAATTTTCCCAAAGCAAAGCTCTGGCATGAAGATTCCCATTGCGGGGATTCTTTATGTATGCTATTTTTGTACCTATCAAGGTGTACCAATCATATCCTTCGTGGCACCAGTGATCACTTTCAGGACGCATACAGCTGCTTCCCAAAGTTCCACAATTTTCTGCTGTAGGAGTATTATACACTGAAGAGGGGTCATCACTGATCTGAATACAATCCTGATATGCTGTACTTTTTACTACTCCACTCTTGATTTCAAGAAAGGATGTAAGCAATTTAGCATTTTCACGATCTAACCAGTTCTCAATCATTTCTCCATTCAATGTAAGATAGGCGGCTTCAGTCTCCAATAACATCTTAATGAATTTTCCTGCCTTGTATGTCAATCGGCCTTCACGAGACCAGCTACCACTATTGGTCCGGGCAAGAGGAATGTTATTGGGATAATAACTGATTTCTCCTTTCCGAAGATCAAAGTGGTGACCATTTATACGCATATTGGACAGAAATTCGATGTCCTCTTCCATCTTTGTAACCCGGAGCATAAACAATTCCATTCTATGCTCTTTTACATATTCTGGATCAGTCACAGCTTTAAGCAATCTCCTGCTCATTACGTTCAAATGAGTTTCTGATGAAAGTATAACTGCGAAGATTGTTTCAGTTGAGAGTCTCCAGGAATAAGACATTCCAAAGAGTTGTGGACATACAGCTCCATTAAGTTCATTCTGGCAAGCAAACAGGAACCCTCTGTAGAATGAAAAAGTGCAGGACACTTTACGGCTATCTTCACCAATGTTTAGTGATATAGCTCCACGTGTACCGTGAAGAGATTGTTTCTGTTCATCTGTAAGCTTATCTACAGACATGCTAATGACGTTACTTTTGATACTAATTTCGTTCATCTTTTTTAAGGTTTTGTTGTTAATGATTAATAATTGTTAATAGCACAAATCTCCCGCCACTCATCGTGACGTTGTTTCCAGAAAGCTCTGCCTGGGGTTAAATCAGTCCAGAAAAAACACATAGTGGTCCAATCAGGAACATAAGATTGACCTAAACAAAAATCCCTTATTGGATCTTCACTGAATCGGAGTTGAGGGTGTCTCCTGCAAACTCCGTTCATAAAAGCTTCCAAAGCATTACACTGCTTCAAAAACTCTTTCAGGGCATTAATCTTCTCTTCCATCGGTCAGCGTTTGATACTTTTCAGTCCATTCCTGATCTATCTCATACCATTTGTACTGACCAAGGGGGGATGCACTCCATCCCAATCCATAGTCAATCCATTTGTGAGCGACAGTTGGTCTGTAGAAACAAAAGTCTCTGATGGGGTCACTTGAAGTATACAGATTTTCATATTTCCGCAATACTCCATTGAGAAAGGCTTCAAGAAGGTTTCGCTCCTTGAGGAACTTCTTGAACTCTCGAACAAGTTCATCCATTTCCATTTTTCATTTGTTTTTTAAGGTTTTTGTTGAAACTAAAATAGTCATCTGGTTAATGACTTTGAGCCTCAAGAGGGAGTCGAACCCTCTTGTACTCCATTTGAGGCTAAATTTACCGCCGGACAATCCGGTAATAAACGAAAAGCAGAATAAGCATGACGATCATGGAAATGATAGTGCCGTATGCCAACGCTTCAGTAGGTCTCAATAGGAGACCCATAGTACATCCAGCCATTGCCAGAATTGCCATGAAAACAAGCAAATCAATCAGTTTTTTCATTTCTTTAAGGTTTTGTTAATGATTAAATGCGGAACTTGTCAATAAGTTTTCTGAGTTCAAAGGAGAACTGGTCGATGTCATCTCCGCTGATAACACAAACGATTTCACCTCCGATACGCACTTCAGTGTCCATCATTTCCCGACGGGCACGATTGCATTCCGACCTGATTTCAACGACCGTGTTGCCAAGTGGGAATTTGCTAGTAATGATTTCAACGTTCGCCATAGCACTTTTTAATTAAGGAAAAACCACCCGATAATTAAAGCTATTGATTTACTGATACGAATGAAGAACCTGATTGGGTTTCTCCTTCGCCTGTTTTCCCGGTTCAATTTCCGGATTGCTTCGTCCATCTTATGGATTCCGTGTAGGTCCATGTAATTTTCGATGTCGTCAAGTGGCCATTCTCCCTTCGGAGTGCGAACCATTACCTGTTGTTTCATCCTTTTAAGGTTTTCAAGATTTCTTTGTAAAGCACATCAACGTGCTGATCATACTTTCCTTTTGTCCATTGTTGAAAAAGGAATTTTAACCTTGAATTGTTCTTCGTGGTTAAAGCAGAAGCTTTCGCTTGAGAGTACACAGATGAAGGTATTTCTACGAATTCATCAATTTGCATGAGGAAGTCATGTACAGACCACCCATACTTGTTCTTAAAGTCATTCATCTTTTCAAGATCATTATTTGGTTTAGTTACTCTTTTATAAACGCATAAAAAAAGCCACTCCCAGGGAAGAGAGTGGCTCAAGTTCGAATGTTACAGGACTGCTTCGTTGACGGAGCAATACCATGTTTTCACATATTTACGGAAAGCATCCTGTAATCCCACAGCTCCAGGGAAGGTCTTGAAAAACTTGTTGATTGTGCCTTCCCACTTCAGTTGGCGGCGACCTTTTCCGGTACGTTCAATTTCCTCGTCACGAACGAAAACATGATTGCCACGGATAACCATTTTAACGACCATATTCCTATCAGGAAATGATACGGCAAAAGTGGTCGGGCGACGCTGAATTTCGATTGTATGAACAATCGGAGCTGCGAAACGAAACTGGTTTTTCATCTTTGTAGGTTTTTAGTTATACAATATGTAAAAAAGAAAATTCACCCGAAAATTAATGAAAACGTATTTACCCAACTACACTTCTATGATTACCCTCCTATGCCTGTGCCGGAAGGATGTAGTTGAATAAAGTTTAGTTGAATTATTTAATTCTAAATAAGGATGTTCATAATACTGCTAAATTTTAGGTATCCGGGTAAAAAAAAGAGATCACCGGATGATCTCTAATTTTGACGGGACCGGGCAAAAAAAAAGAGTCACACGGACTCTTTTTTCACTTGATTACTTTTTCACCGGAGCCTCATAGTATTTCAGGAAACGGGTGGCATAAAGGAAATTCCACTTGCTCTCTTTGAGATTTGAGGGTGCTCCGGTTTTTTCGGTGTAAATCTTGTCAGCCAGTGCGATGATTTTTTCGGCACTCGCATTAAGCTTTTCCGGTTGCCCGGTGAGTCTCAGCTGACGTATTGCCATCGCAACTGCTCCGGCACGGGCAAATTCGAAAGTGGAAAGTAACTTTTTCTCTTTCTTTGCCGGTTTTTTCGTTTCCGGTTTGCCTTTGCCCCTGCCTGTAGCTGCGGGTGCGGGTGTTTCGGTCACATTTCCACTGTTCTCATTAACAGTTTCGGCTGAGGTTTCTTTAATCTTGCTCATTTTTTAAGGTTTTTTAGTTATGAGGTGTAAATATTACTCCTCTGTATTACCGGAGTTAATAAGGTATTACCGGGCCGGCAAAAAAAAAGAGGTACACTTGCGCATACCTCTTCCATTACCCTAAAAAAGACAAAAACCTTGTCTGCTAATATACCTTGTTTGACTCCTTGCTTTCAGCACCAATATCCATCTATCTTGGAGGATAAACAGATTGCGTTATTATTAGTTATTACCGCACACCCGTTAATCTCGTATCATCAGCTGTGAGAGTTATTTCTTTACCACTGGCCTACTCGATAAAAACGGGTGTTAATAGCTTACTTGCTCATTTTCAGGATATCTCGTTACATCTCCGGGATATCTTATCACTCCCTCAGCGTGTCGGTCCGGTAATTAACCGGAAACGATATTGGCTCAGGTGAGCGGAGCGGTGGAACTTGCGATTCCTCAGGATTTCAAAGAGTCCGCTGTTTTATCATCTTCCGCAAAGGCACTATCTCACGACAGGTGGCAGATTATCTTATTTTCAGTCGGTTGCAGTGTTAGGCTTGACTGCGGTGCCGGAGTGCTATCTCTCTGATTATTAGCGTTTTACCTTTTTTCGTTAATACTTTCTATCTCAGGACTAATATACGAAATATTTAACTATTTAACGTTTTTTTAAAGAAAATATTTTATAGGCATATATAAGCTTATATATCAGATAGTTATAAAGGTATAAAAAGCATCATTATAGGCTAAAATAGGGTAAAATTCCATTGAACTATTACACCCGTCAAGTGGAAAAAACGTTAATTATCCCGTATCTGGTAATACTTATTATAGGTCTATAGACTAGAGGACCGGAAACGGCAGGAAAAGTGGAAAAAACGGGGGAATATAACTACTTCGAACGGCCTGGAATATACTTCTAGAGATTAGGAAAGCAAATAGTAACCGGAATAAGACTATTATCACACCGGAATAAGGTATAAAACGTCATATCGGAATAACCTACTATATTGCCCTATAGTAACCTATAATGATACCCTATATTACCCTATTAAAATGCCTAGCACGGGTGTGGACGGGCACCGCATGCATGTGCTATCGGCGTAAGCATTTTGCTCGCAAGTTCATTATAGTTTAGACTAGCATAATGGCGGAGCCTCCAATGCATAACCACCGGACAGGCCACGTATCGTGGAAGGTCCCTGGAGCCACCGCTGATGGTGGAAGGAGTGGGGTATGAGCCACCACCCCCGGTCCATCGGCAGATTCATTTTATGAACTCCGCCGAATGCACACATGAAAATTCTGCAGTCCAAATTTGGTTTTCAAGTGGTTTTTGCAACTCGTTTCCAGTTCATATGGTAAATTTCCATATGCATATCGGTAGTAAGGTAATAGGGTAATTACTCTGTTATTATAGGGGGATTTTTTGTTATGGTATCTTATGATATGTTCTTTTTAAGAAGGTATTAAAGAAAATCAAAATTTTTTTTTGGGTGCACGTTGGTGGGATTTGTATTATATGGAGTGTTGATGGATTTTTTGATGCAGTGAACTGCGTAAAAATAATTGTGCATGTATATTTATTATATAGTTTGAATCCATTAAATTTACGCAATCAAGTAAATTTAACTGGAGATGAGGCGATCTAGAAACAGGACTGGAAAAGTGGGTAGGCCGCTGTTGTGGAGTAATGGATTCCCGCAGATTGCATTTGAGATGGCGTTACTTGGAGCTGAAGATAAGGATATTGCACGTGCATTTGGGGTTTCGAAGGATCAGTTCCTCAAGTGGGTGGAAAATAAGGCTGAACTGGCCCAGGCACTTTCTGAAGGAAAATTACTTGCAGATTCCAAGGTGGCTGCATCACTGTATAAGCGTGCAACTGGATTTTCATATGAAGAGGAAGTTTTGCATGTGATCAAGGGGGAAGTCGTCAGGAGCGTGGTGACCAAACATGTGATCCCAGATCCATGGAGTGCACATAAGTGGCTGAGTGCACGTCAGCCCCAGTTATGGACAGATACTAGCAAGAGTGAGATCGCACATACAAATATTAACATCAACAAATTCGATTTTGGTGCATTAACTACTGAAGAATTGCAACTGGTGGAAAGAATCGGTCTGCGCCAGATCGCTCAAAATATTGCATTAGGTTAGAAAATCATGGAAGTGCAAACCCGAAATACCGCTGAAACCGTTTCCAAGCAGGAACTATTACGTTATGCTATGGAGAACCCGGTGGCAGTGTCACGTGCACTTAATGATCGTAGCCTCTTCCATTTCCTTGAATATTTCTGGGATGTTGTTAGTGCACACTCATTTCATCCCAACTGGCATATCGAGTTCCTGTGCCATGAACTGGAGACAGTTGCACAGCGGGTTGGAGACCGCAGGGCACGGGAATACGATATGATCATTAACGTTCCACCTGGAACGACCAAGACCATCACGTGCTCAATTATGTATCCGGTCTGGTGTTGGACACGGTGGCCGTGGATGAGGTTTATTTGTGCATCATACTCGAACACCCTTTCATTGGAAAGTGCAGAGTACTGCCGTGACCTCATACGTTCACAGAAGTTCCGTGAAATGTATCCTGATCTGGATATTCGTGATGATAAGAATACCAAGAGTAACTTCAAGATCGTAAAAAAGGTGATGCAACCAGGTATGCCTCCCAAGATCATATCTGGAGGTAGCCGTTATAGCACGTCAGTCGGGGGTACTTTGACGGGGTTTCATGGAGACATTCTGATTGTGGACGACCCCCTGAATCCTAATCAGGCCGTGAGCGAACTGGAACTTGCAGCAGCTAACCGCTGGTGCGAACAAACGCTGTCCACCCGTAAGACGGATAAAGCCATAACGCCAACCATCTTCATTATGCAGCGATTGCATCAGGATGATCCTGCTGGTCATATTCTTTCCAAGCGTAAAGAAAACATCCGTCATATATGCCTGCCTGGAGATGCACGCAGGTATAAGGAAAAGATAAATCCACCTGAACTCTACAAATTTTACAAGGATGATCTGTTGGACCCTGTCCGGTTACCATGGAAAGTTCTTGAGGACCTTGAAGCTGACCTTGGGCAGTATGGATATGCAGGTCAGATCGGTCAGGACCCAACTCCGCCCGGAGGTGGAATGTTTAAGGTTGGTAATTTTGAAATCATAGACGAGTTACCTCACCCTAGTAATGTACTACGTTCAGTGCGGTACTGGGATAAAGCAGGTTCCAAAGAACAGGGGTCTGCTTTTACTGTTGGTGTTAAAATGTTGCAGCTGATGAATGGGCGGTGGATTATCGAAGATGTCCGCCGTGGACGATGGACTGCAGAGCGTAGGGAGGCTATCGTGCAGGAAACGGCCCGTATGGATGGAACTTCTACCATCATATGGCTGGAGCAGGAACCGGGGTCAGGTGGAAAGGAGTCTGCACAGGCTAGTATTCTAGGTCTTGCAGGCTTCATTGTTTATGCAGAGAGACCTACCGGGGATAAGACTTCACGGGCAGACTCATATAGTGTTCAGGTTAATAATGGGGGAATACGACTGCTGAAAGCCCCGTGGAACCGGGACTTTATCGAAGAACATCGTTTTTTCCCATTTTCAACATATAAGGACCAGGTAGATGCCGCAGCTGGGGCATTTAACAAGCTGGTGTTTAAAAAACTTGTAAGGAGGATAACATAATGGACCTATTGTATCATTTCATTGCCGGTGCTGTTATTAGCATACTGATCATGCTCATCTTTGGAAAGCGTGATCCGATTACCCACCTGCGTTCTGATTGGGTGAAAGCCATCGCAGGAATATTTCCACTGTTTATAGGTTTAGGGAAGGAGGCCATTGATTTGTGGTGGGGCACGGGTAATCCTGAGATAGCAGATGTCACGCTGACGTGGGTCGGTGGAATTTTTGGGGTTGTAGTAATTCTTTTTATTGACGTATTCAGAACTGATAAATATTAAAGCAATGACAGGAAAAGTTAAGTTCTTTAATGAACAAAAGGGTTTTGGCTTTATTGCCGGAGATGATGGTAAGGACGTTTTCGTTCACAAATCAGGAACATTAGATGTCATCAAAAAAGATGATGCAGTACAATTCGAAGTGGAAGAGGGTAAGAAAGGTTTAAAAGCTGTTAAGGTTAAACGAATAAAATCATAAG